ATCATATCCCAATCAGTAAAGTTCTCATCAAGGTCTATGTATTCCCCAAGTGTCATATCGTCTAAGACTGGCACAAAACCATAATCAACACCCTTCATTGTAAACGTAGGTATTAAGTCTTGTTTAGATTCAAACAGTTTATTTATATCGTTTAGTATCTCTTGTACGTAGATGTATTTAATCTTGGCTATATCCCTTAGGTTAAGGTCGCAGAATATCTCAACGGTCTTATGCATTAAGAAGCTGCTATCTTGATTCTCATCTGTATTTAACTTAGCAAACTTTTGATATTGCTCTAATGTTATCTCTGATAGGTTACTCGGTATTTGTATTTCAACTTTCATATAATATAACAATAAAATTTACCTTGTTTTGTATAAATAGAAAAAGGGCTACATCTCTGCAACCCCCTTACTAACTAATCTAAAAACTATGAAAAAATGTTAGTACCTATTTAAAGGTTGTACCAATCCTTATTTTAAATTGTTTTCGTATATGTATCTATATACCTCGTCTATTTTGTTTTCCAGTTCCTTGGTGTTTTGATCGAACAAATCCTTACCCCTGCTTAATTGACCTTTGTAGTCTATTATTAATTTGACTGGTTGTCCGCCTTTTTTCCATTTGGCTGATATTGGTTTTTGTATTACATAGACATCGTTCTCCCAGCATATCTTTTTAACCTCCCAGTCCTTTAGTACTTCAGTAGCCATAGGAACGCATTTAAGAACACGTGCAAACTTATAATGCAGATGCCTGTTAATATTAAACCTCTCTTAATTGTGTTCCTTACAAGGCTTCTATTCTCCTCTGCTGTTAATTGCTTTACTAATTTGTATTCGTAACTTTCTTTTAAATCATTCATAATTACTGTATTTTAATTAAACCTAATCCTAGCTCATTTGCGACATAGTTAATATGTTTCTGGGTTGTTACACTCCACCAACCTAACTGAATCAACTGTGAGCCCTCTATTGTTGCTACGTGGGTATTATAACTGTATACCTTGTTTGAATCTAATCTTAAATTTTGTTTGTATCGTTTCATTTGTTTGTTTTTAATTATGATGTAAACCTACAATTGTTTTTTGAATTAACCAAATTATTAACAATTTATTTTTATCTCCACGCTTGGCTTCGTTCTAAAACCGCTCTACTATCCCCTATAATTCTACCACATAATGGAATTAGTTCTGTGATAAATTCCCCTTCTAATAAAAACTGCTTTGATCCCTTTGTTACAATGTGGTTTAATGTTTCCAATTTACGGCTGTAATATCCTGTCGTAGTATTATCGGCAACCTCGTCTATTTTAACGTAACCTAAATATTTTTTGCTTATTGGATGGTATGCTTCTAAATGATATCCTAAATGTTTAAATACTCTTTTCATAATTTTTTATATTAAATTTAATTCATATAAGCCCTGTCGCATTGCTTACTGCAAAAGTCTCCATCGCAAGGATTAAGACATTCTAGGCATTGGTTTTCTTTTGGTTCGTTTGATGGGTCGTACATATTGTTTTTTTTTAATTATACACCAAATATAAAATCTTTTTTTGAATTAACAAAAAACTTTTAGTAGATAAAATACTAGATAAAATACTGACCCTTGTTTGGGTTCTCTAATGTATCGGTTAGAATGTACCGTGCAGCATCTATACAATCTGGATGTAGACCAGTTGGCTTATGGGTCTTGTTGCCCTCCTTATCGGTTGACCATATATAACCTCCCAATTCTTTTTTAAGGTTCTTAGAACGGCTTGTAACGTATATCTCATTTTGATTCATCAGGTTGATACCATATACAACCGAATCCCTCCCTTTACTTACACCGTGAATATTATGTCCATATCCTTGTAGTTCAGCTATTGATTTTGGTTCAGCTGAATCTGCCGTGATGCTTTCCCTTATATCTGATGCTTCTAGAAATCTGCTTATATCCCTGTTAAGCATTCCCTTTTTATAAAGTACCTCATCGTATATATAGGCATCATTCCATTTATACAAAGCTATTAATGTTGTAGGGTCTACTGAATAACCAAAGTCCATTCCATAGCCAAGTAGTCTTGCTTCTCGTGGTACTGTATCTATTTCTTTCCAGTCTGGAATACAAGCCCCTTCAATATTTCCAATAAGCCCATCCAAATAAACACGGCACCAGTTCTTCCAGTAGGTTGATGTCTCTGCTTTCTTCCTAGCTTTTAATAGTTCGTCTACTATGCTTTTAGGGAGTGCATCGTTATCCCTGTAGGTAAGTGTAATAAAGTCTGTATCTAATTGCCCTACTAATTGAGTGTCTACCCAAAACAATGCAGCTGGGTTGTAATCTAACCAGATATGTTTATTGGTTCTTATAGCCATTTCCTGGTAAGCATCAAAGCCAGATATAGTATTCGATTCATTCACAAACAACACATCCCTTCTTGCTCCCCTTAACTTTGAACTATCATCTGTACTAAAGAATTCTATATAGCTTCCGTTGTTAAACGTGTAACGCATTATAGATTTGTTGTGTTGGTTTTCTTTGTACCGATTTAATCCTTTTAGTATTTGAATAAAATCTTTGTAGCTACCTCTTCTAAGTGCAGGAACTGTTCCAGCAACAACCGATATAACTTCTCCTGAGTTTTTAAGAGCGTAGTCAATTAGGATGGATAGGATACAGATGGTTTTACCTGCACTACTTCCACCCTTAACTATCCTTACTCTGCCTTTTAATTCTCTTAGCTTAGCAAGGGCTATGGTTTTCTTTACCCGCATATTAATCTATGAAAAGCGGTAGCTCTTCGTTGATGGTAATATCCTTAGTCTCTTTTGGTTTACCTAAGTAGTAGCTTAGATACAACTGTACCCATTTAATGTTACCAGACTTTACACCCTCTGATAAAGCTGCTAAGGCATCATCTTCTAATGGGCTTAGTCTTTCTACTAATTTTATCTCTTCGCTCTTAGGTTTACGCCCTGCGTTCTTATTACCTCCGTTGAATTTTCTTTTATCCACAATCAAATAATTTCATTAATGATTCTACTATAACAATAACCTTTTAAGGTGTTTGTTAAATACCACCCGCATCATCATTGTTTTTATTCTTATGGTAATCCTCAAAATATACCCATATACTTGCTAGTGTTATTGTCCACCCTAAGAAGAACAATAGTAAAAAACTTCCCATCATAACTTTAGTTTCGTTTACGTTTTAAATCCATTTGCATCATATTGTATATAGCTTCCATACGTTCTAATAAGCTTTCTGCTTTCTCTTCTGGTGTTTTGTCTATTAACAGGTGTAGTCTATCGTAGATGTTTCCTGTTTTCTTTTCTTGTATCTTAGGTTTTGTTTTCTCTTCTCTCTCTTTGTTTAGTTTGTCTCTAAGGTTGTTTGTCTCTGCTTCTTTTTCTATTCCATAAACTTCTCTATGATAGCTTGCCAATACCTTTAGATACTTATTTCTAAATTTGTGGTCTGTCTTAATCCAGAAGTCTGCTTTATTACACCCGTGCAAAACAGAGGCGTGATTCATATAAACGCTATCTGCTATATTTTGATACACCATCTGTTCTTGGTTTCTTAGTATGTAGAAGTATATAAACCTTGCTTCTATTAATAGTTTTTCTCTACCTACTTCGTTTACGTTTTTATTTAAGTGTTCTCTTATTACGTTTTTTAGTAGTTCTGTTTTGTTTATTATTACTTGTGTGTATTCTGTTTTCATTTAAAATAATCTTATTTGCTGTTTATGTTGTTCTATTCTTTTCATTGCTGCATCGTAATACTCTTTGTCAAGTTCACAAGCTGTTAGCTTATATCCTAAGTTATGGCAAGCTAAAGCTATTGAGCCACTTCCTAAGTGTGTATCTAATATCTTATCTCCTTCTTTAGCGTAGTTCATAAGAATCCATTCATATAACTTGACAGGCTTTTGTGTTGGGTGTATTCTGTTTTCTTTATTCTTCATATCGTGTTGTATCATTCCGTGCCAAGCAATAGAAACAAAATCAACTTTATTCAACCAACTTAACCAAGCTAATTCCCCTTGTGAGTATGTAGGCATTGTAACGTGCTTATGCCAATACAACATACCACCTTGTAGATTGAAAAAGTTTGCACCCCAAACAATTTGCTTTTTACTAACTCTTTTTAACTCTGCAAAATAATCATCATTAGGTATTGCATTATCCCAGTTTGTTTTTTTGTAGGTGTTTATTTTTGCCTTACTTGTTTTTTCGTGTCTATCAGAATTTTTACCGTTGTTTTTATCATCTGCATTAATCCCATAAGGTGGGTCAACAATAGCTAGGTCAAAGTGATTATCTTCGTACCTAGCCATTAGCTGCATATTGTCTTCGTTTGTAACCATTAACTTCTTTTTAAATCTAACTGCTCTTTTAAGAATGGTTTAATCATTTCAACTGATGATAGTATTGCACCATTGTTATCCTTTGATTTAGCTAACATTTCTAATTGACTAAATATGTAATCAACTTCAATTCTTGTTTTGCATTTGCTGTACATAAATTTAGTAGTCCTGTTAATAGTAAACGCTTGGAACTTTACCTTTCCGTACAGTTCTTTTAATCTATAAAACTCATCAAATAAGTAATTTGCAAATTCTTTATCTTTAATTCTGCTCTTACCATCTTTAAACGTTTGGTTGCATCCTGAATTAAAATAAATATTTAATACGTTACCTACTGATAAAATCTCGTTAGACTCTTCGTATTTATCGTAAACATACTTATAGTCAGGTTGGTTTATTGATGTAGTCTTTAAGTAGTCTATTGCGTACCAACTTCTATTAGAAGCGTTAAGGTTCATTATATACTCTTGGTACTCATTTGAGTTTGATGTATCTACCCAATCAATAATATATGCAGGAACGTACTTTAAGCCCATTTCAATAGCTGCTTTTACTCTGTGGTGTCCTTCTATTATGTTTCCATATTTATCTATTACAATCGGTACTATCCAACCGTATGCAGATATTTTTTTAATAAAGTTTTTTGAATGATTGTTTACTATATCTCTGTTTACTGTTGAGAACTTTAGCGCTGATACAGGATAGCTTCCTTG